CCGAGTTGTCCATGAACGCCGTCCAGAAGACGTGGTTCAAGGCCAAGCCCGCTCCCCGACCGATCCGTCGCGGAACCGCTGTCAATGCCCCCAGGTCATCGTTGACAAGATCCGTCCGCGTGATCGCGAACATCTTGCCGTACGTCTTGGCCTGGTTCGTATAGGATTCCTCGTCGATCGTGCCGTGTTTGATTTCGCCGCCTGGGCCGACTTCTTCAAACTGCAGGTCGCCCGTCATCCGGTAACTGGTGACCGTCTTGAAGTCGGTCACCGAGCGACGTTCGGCAATCTGTCGCCACGCGTCCTCCACGTGCATGAAGCCTTCCAGCAGGAACTTGTTGGCAGTGTTCGACAGAATGCCTGAGAGGCTCTTCGTGCTGAACGCCGCCCGCAAGATCTCCTCTTCGTTGCCGCGGAAATATCGCTGGTGGCAGCCCGACATCGAGGCCGCTTCCATCAGTAGCTGCTGCAGGCCGATCCCATGCCGAAACAGTCGGTCGGACGCATCGAGAACCTTCTCGTCGTAGGCTCGCTCCAGATTCTGCAGTCCGCCGGTGCGAGCCGCGGCCGCTTCGAGCACTTGCAGATTCGGCACTTCCCTGGAAGGCGTGTGCACGGCCGGCGCTTTTTCCCGCTCCGCCCTGAGCACCTGCAATTCCACCTTTTCCGGACCCCAGCCCTCGCGGATCGCTTGGGCTTCCAGTTCCGGGTGATCTCCGGCACAGATCTTGCGAATCTCGGCGACTCGCAGCGTTTCAGCCGCTTCCTGTTCGCGACGAGCCGTCAGTAGATTCGGCTCGGCCTCGACCTTCGGGACGGGCTTGGTTGATTGCATCGCAGTGTACGATGCTTTCAGCGTATCAACTTGGGCGTCGGTGAGTTGCTCGACATCGAACCCACTCGCCTCTAGCCATTGGACAAACTTCGGCTCCATGCTTCTGTGCCTCCTGCACACGGTGTGATCTATCGCCGCCGCCAGGACATCAACACGCGATGTCTGGTCAGCCGGCCAGGGTAAAACAGAGATTTCGCCGAGCAGACTTCGCTCGACGACGGTTACTGGCCCGCTGACGGCAGCACCGTTGATCGTTGCCGTTTCGGACTCTTTCAAGAACACGGTTTTTGCGACGGAGAGGCCAATGCTTGATTTCCAGGGGAAGCCGTTGCGGGCACTCCCGAGGAATTCCTGCGCCGCGGTTCCCGTGCCACTGACGACGCCGTGCGCCGTAATGGATCGATCGATCGTCACGATCGCATGACCGACGATCTTCGCGTGATCATGGTTCAGAAGGATCGGCACCGCACCGCCAGGGGTCGGCACGGCGACGCCGCTTAAATCGACGATCGTGTTGCCCCATCCGCCGCTGGGCCGCATCGTGCCGCCGCTGTAGGCGACGATTGAAATCTGCGGCAGCTGGGCGGATCCGTCCGGCCCAGCCTCCAACTGTCGGAACTCGACGGATCCATTGAGTCGAAGTTGCTGCCGCAGATCGGCCTCCTGCCCCGCATCCATTGCGTCCATGTCGTTCCTCTCCTACTGTTCCGGCACCGGTTCCTTGTCTTCGTCATCGACCTCGATCATCTGCTGAGCGACACCTGGCAAAGGCAGTTTGAGACGTCGTCGCCGTTCGTTCTGCTCTTCCAGTTGTTCGTAGTGCTCCTCGGGATCGTAGCCCTCCCGCATCAGGTACTGATAATCAGTCAGCAGTCCGGTCTGCCACAGGGTGTTGACTGCATTGGCTTCCTTTGCCGGGTCGGCATGCCGAAAACCATCCCACACCCAGCCATGCGGCCAGTCGTCCATCCGAAATGTGCGCGGACGCGTTCCCCGCGTGACCAGCAGGTATTCCATCAGCCAAAGTGAAAATACGCGACTGAGCATTTCCACTTCCAGATTGTTCCGCTCGATTTCTATGACGCGGAAATAGAGCTGATGATCGAGCCGGCCTGAGGCGTAGTTGTAGTTACTGGAGTTGCCCGCAGCGACGTTAAATGGCATGTGCAGACAGCGGGCAATCTCGTTGATGATTTCGTGCTTGAAGTCACTGTAAGCCGTTGTCGGCTGTTCTGAGCGCAGTTGCTGCATGTCCCAGCCCATCGGCATGGTCAACAGGCTGCGACGTTCAAAGTTGATCGGCAGGAACGGATCTACCGCCTGGGCAGCAGCATCCGGCGGAGCCGGGCTTTTTAGAATGCCCGCCACATCGGCAGCCGTTTCTGCCGCCCCCAGTGTCGCCAACGTGTAACGTCGCAGAATGGCGTACAGGTCCAGAGCTGGCGTGATCTCAGGAACGCCACGGGCCTGTCCTGCACGGTCTGCGTAGAAATAATGGATGACGCGACTGGCAGGATACCAGCTGCCTTCAGTCGGTAGCATCGCGCCGTCGCTGGCCCCAGGATGGGTATCCAGGATGTAATAGCGATAGGGCAGCCCGATCTCATTGAGTTCGACGCCATCAACGCGGTTTTCCGTTTCGTACAGGTACGCTGCGGGACTCGCCAGGTAGTCGCACTCTAGCAATCGCAGATCGAGTGTCACCAGCGGCAGCCGTGGATTTTCCACCAGGAGAACCAGGGCCTCCCCGTCAACTGCTTTCGCCAGCCGCATCTGCCGCAGTTTCGCCGCCAGCCGCACGTCCCGCGTCCACTGCGTCCAGGCTGCTTCAATGTCTTTGTTCTGCTGGCTTTCGCGACTCCGCATTTGTAATCGCGGACCTCTGCCTACGGTATCGTTTGCCAACGTGCTCACCATGCCGCGGCAATACGAGTTGTTTTTGCACTCGTACCGCGCCCGGTTCCGCAGCACTTTCCGCACGTCCGCATTTGCCGCGTTGTTTGGCGACAGAGCGTCCGCGTTAGTCCAATGCCGTACGTTGTCCGGATGCGAGGCACTGGCGGAGTCAAACCCCGCGCGCACCATCGTTCTGGCTTCGCGCACGCGAAGGAACGGCCGGCCGTCAGGCCCGAGGATCGCACTTTGTGTCGATTCTGTCATGCGCGTTCCGTGATTTCGTACTGAAACTTGGTGGCAGCATCACTGGCCACGACGTAGATCGCCGCAGTGGTCGTAGCCAGCGGGATCAAGGCTGACTCGCCGGCATAGAGACGATTCGGATAGACGCCGCTGGTGTAGCCGATGTCCACGTAATTGTCAGGATCGTCGTCCGGATCCGTGTGGTTCCGGCAGTACATAAACCCAGCGTCCGTAATGGCGGAGTCAACGGTAATTGTGACTTCGCCTGTGCCCACGGGAATCGTGGCGGCCTGACGATAGTCACCAATCGTCAGCTCCACAGTGCGGCCGGTCGTCGTCCGGGTGTCATCACGCAGCAGCTTGATTGTAGTTTCGAGCGTCGTGCTCATACGGTCCCTGATGGCGTGAGCGTATTGGTTTGAATGCCGCCGGGCATGACGGCCGTGGTGGCAGTGGCTTCGGCCTGCGCCGCCTCGCTTGCTTCGAGCGAAAGCAGCAATTCATAAATGGCCTGCATGTCCTTAAGTGAGTGGCTGCGAACGCTGATTCTGTCGTTCTTGATCGACTGCGGCTGCGTCAGAAGCGAATTCAATGCCGCAAGCACCTCAGTGCTAGTCATGCCGAGTTCCCCTCAGAATGCTGATCGTGTCGGTATGGTGCGTCACGTCTGCGACGCCCTCGCCCTCCATCAGTTGTTCCAGTTCGGACATCATCCGGCGGGCGATCCGCTGCTGCCGCTCAGGATCTGCGTCCCATGCGTCCGGCGGTGGACCCAAGCTGCTTGGCCAGAACCCAGCTCGCAGCGTAGAAATCGCATTTTCGATTTCCTTGAGGGTCAACCGCACTCTATGTCTCCGCCGCTCCTATGTTGGTTATTTCAAACGCTTTGAGCTAATTCAAGACGCATGCCTATCTATTGGTGCTATATCTAGCACTCTTTGCGAATTTTTTCGTAACTGACAATCCGTTCTCCGCACATGCGGCACGTTTTATGCCGTTTGATCACGCCCAGCTCGGGGTAGCGTGTGTGCGTTGTCCAGAAATGGCTGCAGCCACAATGAGGACAAACCAGACCCCGCGGAACGTCTGAGGCTGTGATTCGTTTGCGATCCTCATCGTCCAATCGCATTGAGATACTCCCGAGTGATCCGGGGCAGCAACCGTGTTTGTACTTTGGGCACTTCCGTCCCCACCATCGAAATTCCCGCCATCGAGGCGGCAACGGAAGCCGATACCAGACAGTCAAACCAGTGATTGTCCGGGCGGCCTGGCTTCAGCTTCCATTCGTCGACGACGCGGCCCCGGCCCTCCGTCCGCACAGGATATTCCGCACATTGATGGGTTGCGAAGTTGATGTGTTCCAGACTGCCCACGCTGCGACCATCCCGCTTGCCGTAGAGCGTCAAGCACCCTGGATCCCCGAGTGCTGTCAGCCATCTCGTGTGCGTGAATGACTTCCAATAGTTTGTGTCGTATACGACATAGCGGGTCGGTCGTGTACGCTTGACGGGCGGGATTCGCCAGTGGTGTCCGAGTCGTTCACCTGGACGCTGCTGGTAGTCGCTCCACGGCGTTGCATTGGCGCCGACCCCTTTGCCGTGCCCTGGGTACAGCACTCCCGCCCGATTCCATTCCCGACAGAACTGATACACCAACTGCGTACTCTGTGCCCAGTTCGCGTCGATGATCGCACGCTCCAGCGGCAGCCTGGCGCTGTCCCCGTCACGAATCCATTCCCGTTTCAGCGCCGTTTCGCTCAGCTCCTGCAGTCCGGCATACAGCTGGCCCTCCAGTCCGGCCGCAGGGTACTCGTTCGTCAACGTCCGCCGCGCGGTTTGCATGGTGAAATCGCGGGATTGCTGTTTCGGAGTCGTGCCGTAATTGAGCACGTACCCACTGAAATCTGTCCTCCACGCCACGACGCACCAGTAAAGCAGGGTCTGCTGCACGTCGACGCCAGCGGTGATCGTCACGGCATCCAGCGGCACGGAGTCCTGTTCCATGCCGTTGAGCTTCGTCGTGATGTGCATGACGGTCGTGGCAAGACTGGATTGTTCCTGCTCTAGCGGTTCGTTCTGGTACTCCGCGAGGAATGAAGCTTCGTCCGTCATTCGCAGCCGCATCACATGCTCGATGGCTGAGGCATGCCCGCCCGTTCGCTGCGGCCAACTGACCACCGCCCCCTCATCCATTTGCGGCTGCCGTGCCAGATAGAAGTCTGTAGCCGAGGCACCGTCGCCACCGTTGATTAGGTCGTTTCGCCAGATCTGCTGGTACTCCGACCAGAGAGTCTCATTCGTCGGCCAGCTCAGGACCATTTTTGTCCGCTCTCCCTGCCATTCTGGGTGGAGCATGCGGTTCAGGACTCGATCAGCCACGTCGTCGCGATAGATCACCGTACAGGGCATCATGATCGCTATCTGCTCGTCAGGCCCTGCCAGATAGGCGATATCGCCGGCAATCGTGGCCTCCCTGTCCCGGCACTGCGTTTCAGACTTTGCCGACTCACGCGTCTGCGGATCATCCACGATCACGACGCTCGGACGCAGTGAGCGTCCATCCGGCAGTTTATGGACGCGTCCGCGAATCCGGCCAGTGATGCCTGCCGACTCGATAATTGCTCCACTGCACGGATAGTCTCCGATTTCCGCCAGCCGGATGCTGTCCTTGCCCCACTCGATACCCGTAGAGCGACCCTGGTATTTTTGGCCCTGGCACCTGCGCGTGCTACGTTCCAGATGCCAGATGGGCTTGCACGCTTCGGGGAAGTCCTCCATCAGGAGCTGGTTGCCCTCCAGTTCCGTCTTGATGTTCGCCAGACGAATCTCCGCGTCGGCCTGCGTCGCCCCGACCAGGACCACGTAACTGCGGAAGCCGTAGAGCACCGCCCAGATGGCGGCTGATTCGCAGAGACTTGACTTACCCTGACCGCGCGGCATGGCAAACGCAAACTGACCGCCGGTGCGAATCACGCGGGTGATTTTCTCAGCGGCACTTAAGTGGAACGGTGCCCACTCCAGCGTGAACGTACGTGGAAAATAGGTGCGACAGAATAGAGGGAAATCGTCGGCGCATGCTTGGCGACGTTCCGGGTTGACGATGGCCGGGAATTCGCCGACTTCCTGAGCCTCACGGGTTAATGCATGCTGCCGCTCTGCCACGGCGGCCACATGATCCCGGTAGCTGCGTCGTCCGTTAGTCGCCGACGATGCTGATGGATCGCTGGTTGATTTCATACTCAAAGTAGGTGCTGGCATCTGATAACAGAAACAGCGATCCCGTCGTGTTGGCCAGTGGAATTAGCCCGCACTCTCCAGGAAGTAATCGGTGCGTATACTCGCCAGTGCTGTACCCGATGTCCAGATAAGTGGCGGTCGTGTCAGCGTCGTCATGCCAGACGTAGCAGAGCCCGATAACACCGCTCGGCTCAAGGGTAATCTCGATCTCGGTCGTAGAGACTCGCATGCGCTGCCGCTGCTGGTTTCCGCCGACGGTCAGCGTTGCCTCTTGTCCAATCCGTTCCAGCGTATCGCGGCGGACCATTTCGACCGTCAGCGTCAACGTCGTATCCTCGGACGATTCGCTGCTCGACTCGCTGGAGGATGCTGAAAGCGACTGACTGATTGAGGCGGATTCGCTGGATGATTGGCTGATGGACGCTGATTCACTGGACGAGACTGAAAGCGACGCGGAAGTGGACTGACTCGCAGATGGCGACGTTGACTGCGATACCGAAGACGATTCGCTGCTCGACTCGCTGGAGGATGCCGAAAGCGACCCGCTGCTCGATTCACTGAGAGATGGAGATATTGAAGTTGACTCAGAGACTGAGACGGAAAGTGATCCCGATACGGATGATGATGTAGAGGCGGAAGAACTCATGCGGACTCTCCCAGCTTCTCAGCTAAGCGACGCACGGGCAGCGCGTCATTTGCCAACTGGTAGATCGTCCCGGTACGCCAATCGATGTGCTGACAGTATACGTTCGTGTCGATCAGAATTTTGGCCCCGGCTTCTTCTACCGCTCGTTTGCAGAACCAAAGGTCATCGCTCATGTTCCATTCAAACTGTGCGCCACCATCCTCCAGGTATCCCGTCGCCGTACAGAACCAAGGATTGTCCTCCGTGTGCTTCAATCGCTCGAACAACGACATTCGTACTAGCATGCAACCAGTACCACACCCGACAATTCCCTCCTTCAATACATCGCCCAGCGTCCAGTCTAAGAACACGCCGTCGCCCCAGCCCTTCCAAATCAGCGGAACGGCTGGGATTTCCTTCTGCGTGTACACGCCACCAGCAATGTCATACTCCGGGTTATTGTCCAGCTGATACGTGAGCAACTGCAATCCGTTTTGCGGCGGGATTGTGTCGGCATCGATAAAACACACGTACTTCAGCTTGAGCGACAGGGCTTCCTCGATGGCCTGATTCCTGGCTTCTCCGATCTCGTGGCCGTCGATTATGATTTCGCCGCAGTTGTAGCCCATCGGAACCATTAACATCTTCATGGCCCGATGCCACAGCATGGTAATTGGCTCCATGTACTCCATGCCTTGGTCGTTTTTCAACACGCGCATCGGCGTACATACGGCCATCTGCGGTTTGAATTCCGGTCTTTTCTCCACCGTTACTACACCTCGTCGACCATTAGAATTCACACCCCTACGCGTTCCGTGATTTCGTATTCGAGTTTCAGCGTCCCGCTGCTAGATCGTACGAAGATTGACCGCTCTGCAGGATTAAGCGGGATCAACCCAGTTTCTCCGTTATAAATGCGATGGCTCGTTGCCCCCGACAGATAACCGATTTCCGCATACTGCCCGATCGTGTCGGAATAATTCCGCACGTACATCAAGCCTGGAATAACAATGGAACTTTGAATCTGAATCTCTTGTTCAGTCGACGTCACCGTAATCATGCCACCTTGTCTCTCGCCACCAATCGTCACGACATCAGTGCTGCTAACCGTAACGTCCTGCTCATCGCCTCTTTCCAGGATGACCGTCAGGAGCATGTACGTCGTTTGCGCGGATTCGCTAGACGATTCGCTGCTTGACGCACTGGAGGATGGCGACAGCGACTGGCTGACTGAGGAGGACTCACTGCTCGATCCACTGGCTGACATTTACATTTCGCCCCGGTTTACGCCGTTTCCTATACCGCCTTGTGTGCAATGCACTCAATGAACACTTCCTCAGCTACGGTCGCAATGTCATTGACATCGAGTCCCCACCACCTGACGTACCAGTTGCCGCTCTCGTCGAGCGGAACATCCATATAGTAGATGCCCGTGCTGCTCTTAATGACTTCCGCGTCAGTGCTGTATTCGTAGTCCGTTTTTTCGCTCGATGGCGTGTAGACGCTGCACGTGACGGTCGTTGGATCGACCTTTGCATCACTATTGAGCGGATCGGTAAACGTGGCGGTTACCCTGACTTTATTTCCAATGTCGTACGCTGGCATGATTCGCTACCCCAGATCTAGAGATATCCTCTAACAAGGCATGAGCGATATGGTGCAGTCGATTATGTTAGTCGTTGTGATCGTGCAGACCGTCCGCTGCCTGGTGGTGATGGTGCATTCGCACAACTCGAATTCCCACGTCGACTCAGAGCTGCTTTCAGATGTGGATTCACTGTGGGACTGTGAAATCGAGGCCGATCCGCTGATGGAGGCGGACGCTGATGGACTAGCTGAGGCAGAAAGCGATGCGGAGACGGACTCGCTCGCTGATGGCGAGGCGGACTGCGAGATGGATGCGGATTCACTGGCCGAAGCGGAAACCGATTCCGAGGCGGATGGGCTCGCTGATGGCGAGGCGGACTGCGAGACCGAAGACGACTCAGACCGACTTTCTGAACCAGACCCCAGATCAGACGCTGACTCGCTGGCTGATTCTGAGGCGGATTCGCTGGAGGATTGGCTGACGGACGCCGATGGACTGTGTGACTCGCTAGCTGACTCCGATTCACTTTCGGAGATGGATGCTGATTGACTAGCGGAAGCAGAAAGCGATGCGGACGCTGATTCGCTGGCTGACGGCGAAGCAGACTGTGAGATCGATGCCGATGGACTGTGTGATTCGCTGGCGGACTCCGATTCGCTTTCAGAGATGGAAGCTGATTCACTAGCGGAAGCAGAAAGCGATGCGGACGCTGACGCACTCGCTGACGGCGAAGCAGACTGTGAGATCGATGCTGACTCGCTGACTGACTCACTTGCCGATGGCGATGTGCTTTCGGAGATGGATGCCGATTCACTTGCCGATGCGGAAAGCGATGCGGACGCTGATTCGCTGGCTGATGGCGATGCGGATTGCGATATCGAAGCTGATGGGCTATGCGACTCGCTGGCGGACTCCGATTCACTTTCGGAGATGGATGCTGATTCACTAGCTGATGCGGAGTGTGATCCTCCATCACCACCACCGATCGTCACTCCGGTCCAAAGTGTCCGTCGCGGCGGCAGGATCAAGCCGCTCAGCATCACGTTCGAGCGATCGGCGAGGGCGGAGATTTCAGCGGTGCTCAATACCCGATTCCAGATCATCGGGTTCGCAATCATCCCGTCGAAATAGGCAACCGTCGTGCTTCGCTTGAGTGCGCCGATAGAGAATGTGTCAATCCAGGCGGGAGATGGCGTGCCTGTTAATAATGCGGCACCAGTACTGACGGTGTTTAAGTAGGCGGTAATTGAACTGGATGACTCAAATACACCTGCAACGTGCTGCCACACGTTTGTCTGTACTGCCGCTGTCGTTTTATATGACCTTGTTTGCGTTGAGTCTTTAGTCGCAACAGCCAGTTTACTGTCTGAGTCGACGACATACACCGCGATATAATTTGTAGAGCTTGCCGTATCGGCTACTGATAGGATGTATTTGTCTGCCGAGCCAAACGTCAGGTCGTGCGGGTAAATCCACGCAGAGAAGGAAATTGGCAAGTTGAGATGCTGGATAGCACCAAAAACTAAGTCAGTCGCACCATCGAAATCCAGGGCAAACTGATTCAGCTCAGGCGACCAGACCCACGCAACTGCCGGGTCCATGCTGGTCAGTGCACCGTGATTGCCATACGGCGAGGAGTCGTGGTAGTGAGTGCTACCTACCAATCCCTGCGGTGCCAGACCAGCAAACACCAGCGATTGTGCAAGCGGGTGCGAAGCGTTCAGCGTGAAGCGTGATGGACGCGGCATGGCTTAGGATTGAGCGACGGTGCTGTAGACACCTTTGTAGGTGACTATATTCGTATCTGCTGCAAACTGAGCGGTTGTCGTTGTCGTCGCATTGCCTGTGATGAAGACAACAAACTTGGAAGGACAAACGCCTCCGAACAACGAAGCAACGGAAAATGGGCCGAACGCATATTCTGTGCTCGCGGCGTTCGTCACACTGATCATAGCACCGAGCTTACAGACGGCATCTCGCTGACCAGCAAGGCTGATTGTCTCGGCAGACTCTGTGCCATCAAAGACCCCAGGCCACACCGCATCGGCGATCAATGCCACAATGTAGACCAGCACCGATCCGACCTGATTGTTTGATGCAGCTGTCTTTACCAGTCCAGAGATCAGATAATCCTGGTATAGGTTCGACGTATTGTCGACAGCGTTGGATTCCCATCCAGCCACCCACGTCTGCGATGCTGCTAGGGAGTGTAGATTCGTGACGGTAAATGACGTGGAAGACCCGTAGCTTAATTTTATGTCACCGGCGGCCAATGTTACGCTCCTTGTGCAGACGAGTTGCCAGTTCAGCTATTCCAGGCGGCCATGATGTCTTGATACGACACCTGACCTTCAAACGATAACGTCGCTGGAGACGCACTTGATCCGGTTCCAATCGCACACAGTTTTTCAATTCGGTTCGCCGTTCGTTTTTCGACGGCAGCGATGGCTGCCTTGAGCGTGTTCTGCGAACCGCAAAAGTCATCAAGTGCGGCACGAATGGCTGCCACAGATGGGTTAAGTGTGTCGTTAACAGCCCAGAGCAGCGAGTCTCGCTTAGAGGCTGTTAGTGCATCCAGTTGTGTCGCACCTCCTCCACCGACAATTGCGGCTCGCCACTCCTGTGCTGAGACGCTGGTACGCCAGACATAGAACGCCGGCTCAGCCTCCAGGTTGTAGGCTGCTGCCACTTCAAACGCGCCATCGCTGGTATGCGGTAGAGAGGACAACACCGGGTCGGCCGCGATATCGGCCGCCAGTGTCGCCAGTTGTTCTGGTGTTAATGCCATCTTCTATTTCCTTTCAGTTAGCGCCGTTGCGCGTCTCGTAACACCCCAAACACGACCACAAACCCCAATGCTGCCAAGGCCATCGCGCTCGGCTCATTGACCTGCGGCGTGTCTCCCATGTAGTCGATTGACCCGGCCGTGTAGTCGGGGAACGAGACCAGCCACGAATCCCAGCCGCCACCACCGTCGAGTGTCGCGGGGTCCATGATCGCCCCTGCCTCGCGGTCGTAGTCGATTGTGAGCATCGTCCAAGGTTTCTCTTCAAACACGCCGGAGTACAGCCGCGTATCCCATGGCTGCATCAGGGTTCCCGGCAGATTCATCGTCATCACGAAGTCCGCTTCACGCAGCAGCGGCTCGCCTTCAATCATCAGATTGACCTTGCCGACCTCCATCGTGCCATCCACCGGGAACACCAGCGAACCGTAAAAGTCTGCTGGCTTGTCGTTGACAAATGACGTGCCGAACGTCCCCGCAATGTTCCACACTTGTCCGGCTGGTAGCAGGCTTGCCACGGCCAGCACGGCCGCCACCGCCAGGATCGTCAGCAACGACTGTCGTAATCCGTTCATTAGCTTTCTCCTTTGTGAATTTCGTCGGCTATGTGTCGTAGCTCTTGAGAGATCACCACCGCTTTTGCCATTACTGGACATGCATCGCAGCGCGTCTCATCGGACAGTGTAATCCCTAGCCCAATCCGTACTGCGTCGCGTCTGTCTGTAGCGTGCAGCTTTTCTAGGATTGCATGAACATGATTCTTGACCGTGTAGATTGAAATGCTGAGCCGCTTGGCGATCTTCTTGTTTGGCAACCTCTGTGCAATCAGCCGCAGTACATCGTATTCCCGTTTTGTCAGTCTATTGACGTTTGCCACGCTGCTGCATTACTCAACACATAATCGCTGTGGTCATCGCAGTCCATTAGTTAGTTCCCTGCATAGATTCATTACGCAGGGCTGTTATTCCTGCTTCGATCTTTCGCAGTAGTTCGATTTGTTCCTGACGCTCTGTCGGGACATTCGACATCATCTTGTAAGCTGTATCCATCTGGTCCAGGACACGCCGCATCTGTTCTTGCGTTTCGGCAATCAGATCGCCGTTGGATTTCACCGCATCTAACGTAGACGTTTGTGACTGCATCATGTTTCGATGAGCATCGTGCACAGACTGCATCGATTCCGTCATCTTTGCTACGCTCGCAGCATTCTGCCTGGTTGATTCGGCGCTGGCCTGGATAAAATCCTGCATCAAAGGGATCAGTGCAGCACCGACGTAGCAAATGCCTGCTAAGATTGCCAGCACAAGAGCCACTGCAAGCGTCGCCCAGGCACCCTGACGTGTTACGGATCGTCCTGCGTCCTCAGCAAGGTTTTCCAGGTTTGGCATTTACACTCCATTGCAGCTAGGCGTACCAGTTCCGTGGCTTGGTTGCTTCCGAAGGAAAACCGTCGAACTGACTGAAAGCGAAACACTCCGTTCCGTCATCCCGCAGTTCAGCTTCTAAGTCTTCAGCACGTACCCAGCCGCCGCCAGCCGGTCCATCAAGCTGGGGTCCGTGAGCATTAGCCCATTGATTGCGACGGTAGAAACACAGCTCCGGCTCAGTGTCGACTGCGATGATAGACATCTGATGAGGCCATGTGTCACGTCCGACGAACCAGGACTTCCCTTTGTCGTCCTTTAGGTCCATCGCGTAGCCACGCGTCGATGCGATCGTCACGTAATAGCCGTTGGTAATCGCACAGGCTAGATCGTTGCTGTTGTTGATCGGGGCAATCGTCTTGATGCAGTGATCGTCCGCCTCATCGATGAACTGCGACCAGGCGGTTTTACTGCTACCCCATGACTTAGCGACCGCGCCGCTATAGCCAGGCACGCCTTGGTAGTTCGCTCTCAAAACCCCGTACTTCTTGATCGTGGCAGCCATCCAGGAACCAAGCGATCCGTCGCCCCGCAGCCGTCCGTTACCACCCTCTTTCATGAGACGTGAAATTCCGTAGAGGTACGGCGGGAATGGGACTTCGAATCGCTCCGGTTCCTGAAGGGCAACAACCTCGTGAGCGATCACGGCTACTACTGCAATCGCAGCACCGAATGAAACACAGTCGCCGATCTGCTGCTCGTAGAGAATCGATTTATTGATGTCCCAGCCAATCTTGTCCCAGGCATCCCAAGCACAAGTCCGCTTGATCTCCGTCGCGCCAACACCATAGCAGCGGAACGGCCGAAACTCATCGGCCACGGCTGGCCAGGCCGCGATGGCTAATTCAGGTCCGAGCCAGCCGAATCGTTCGCTCACGGTGCCACCTCCACGCAAGTACCATTCACGCAGACAATGGCAGGCAGACTACGACTAACCGTTACGCGCTGGGCGTCAGCAAACTTGATCAGCCCAGCAGCGATCTCGTCGAAGACCTGTGCCTTCTGCTGCACGGTCTTGACCGTACCTTCATCTTCCAGCCGGTCGACTGCGTAGCCCACCTTCAGTAGCCAGCCATTCCATGCCACCACGTCCGACCCGAGCGTGGCAGCGTTCAGCCTGGAGGCATGGTCGGTGGCTGATTGCAGGCTGAGAAGCTTCCCTTCACGGATGGCATCCGCAGCGTGGCTAAAGTTTCCGGCGACTGTCCGAATGTGCTTGATGCCAGCCGACTGGATCAGGCTGGCATGTTTGGATGCGAACTCGACGAACCCGAAGTCAGCCGGCTCAGGCTGAGGCGGTACTGGTGGTGGAACCGGTGTCGGTCCCGTGCCGACGGTCACGATCCAAGTCGTCTTGTCCCGCTTCCGCGCATCCCAGTCGATGACGTCGCTCACTACGACCACCTGCCGGCCTACCGTGTGCTCACAAAACACGCAGGCCGTGGCACCCTCGAACGTCTGTAGCGGCAGCGTCATTGGCTGCCTAGCTTCCCAGGAAATGTCCGCACCGGCCGCTGCTTCCACCCGTAGGACCACCAGACCGGGAGCGACCGCCACCTCGCGCGTCCCGGCGGCTCCCGCGGGGAGGCACGTCAGCAGCAGCCACAGCAACGGCACGGTGCGGTACATGGGGTTCATAGCTTCGCCTGGATATCGGCCAGAAGTTTCTTCAGGATCTCGATCACGGCAGCAGGCAAGTCCGATTCTGCCAACACCTCAAGAGCCTTCTCGATCAACACACGCAGGACGAGGCTCACTAGGATGCCAGACAGCATCCCGCCAGCCGGAACCGGTTCACCGGTAAGCTCCTCGTGCAGATCGATCATCAGACCGAGCGTTTCACCGTCATCGCCAAACACAGGTGGATCTTTGTCGATCCACGACAACACGGCGAAAGCGACGGTGATTACATCCAGGAAAAACCCGATGCCGAAATCCCTGGCTTGAACCCTGGCGATCAGAGACCTGATCACCTCGTTGATGTCACGATCCATGGTCCTTGTCCTCCAACAGTTCGCTGACCCGTCTTTCACTGTCGAGAATCGCAAAGGCCCGCGACAGGCTGGTGCGGACTATGCGTTTGACAGTTGTCAAGCTGACGCTGTAATGGTGCGCGATTTCAGAAAGTTCGCGGTGATCGCCGAACGTGGACACGTGAGCGACTGCACGTAGAATCTGCAGCCGTTCGCTAGTCGAAAGTGGGTGTCCGCTTTGGCCCATTACCAGGAAAAGAACTAAAAAAGTGACACTTTGCTAGGGGTCAGTCAAAACCTGTTCGGATCCCATTCGTAGGTTTTTTCCTTCGGCTGCCAGGAAGCGGCCCATGCCAGCAGACCGGCGATCTGATCGGCTGGTGAGAGGGCCGCATCGACCCGTAGCGTTGGAGGAGACTTGAACCGGACTGGCTCTTGTGCTTCGGTGCTGCTGGCAAACTTCCGCTTGCGGACGCCGGAGGGCTTCAGGTCACCGATGGCACAGCTGCAGCGTGCGTCACAGGTGGGCAGCCTGAGCCGCTCTCGTGCGATCAGGCCGTGGGTGTGCCAGATTGCCGACTGCATGGCGGTCGGGTGCCAGACGGTCACGTAGCCGGTGTCACGGCAGGTCTGGCAGCGGTAGGCGTCGCGCCGCCAGTGATCCGGTTCGGCAGGCTGGGCGGGACACTCGGAGGCAATCCGCTTGGCTGTCTTGCGGATCTCGGCCGGCTTCGGCATCCAGGTGGATTCCTTCAGCAGCTCGTCTGCCGCGATTTCAACGAACTCAGGCTCGATGTCTTCGAGCGTGCTGACGTAGCCGGTCGTCAGGTCGTCGGAGACTGGCACGCCGTAGACCGTGCAGAGTCTGGCCACGATGGCGCCGATCAGGTCGACTTGGTCTTGCGGTTCTGTTTCCATGCTTCGAGTGCCTGTTGGTTGCGTTCTGCCAAAGTCATCTGCCGCTTCGGTTCCGGCTTTGCTGTCCGAATAGCTTCCAACTGATCCCACTTCTCGCGGAGCTTGCCCGGTGACCTGATATTCGCCGCCCAGAATGCGTTCCGGCTGGCCCACGTGAACAGGTCAAGGATCTGCTCGTGCGTCCGGCCGTCTCTCTCGACCAGCAGCCGGATCGTGTTTGCCCAATCCCCCATGGCAGGCGGACGAGAATTCGGAAATGCCTCCCTCACGTTCTGCCAGATTTTGTTAGCTACCTCCGTGTCAGACGAAGAGAACTTTAGTTCTCTCTTACTCTTCTCTTCTCTTCTCTTCTCTAGAGACGGTTTTGTAGACGCCTCACCGTCTACACGACCGTCTACACGACCGTCTCTCCAGCGTCGCTGCCGATTTCCCTTAGTTGCTCTAGCTTTTGCACTTACGCCGTTATGGCGGTCAAAGTGCGGAACCGCGATCGTCTGCTGATCATCGTCGATGATGAGCCATCCCACATCCGCGAGCGCACGTGCAACACCCTCGGCGCCTACAACGGCGTCTACATCATGAGACGCTACACCGTCTACACGACCGTCTACAGAAATCCCATCCAGCCAGAGCCAGAACCGCATCGCTTTTCCGAAGGCATCATCCCTGGTGATACCCATCAGCCGGGCCAGCTTTAGCACCTCGGGCTTATTGGGAGTAGACGCTTCCACCTTGATCCAGTCGCCTGCCATGGCTACATCTCCTCAATGACCACATCCACACACCCAGGTGGTTCCACTCCAACCCGCTGAATCAGTAGCCGGTCAATTTGGCAATCATCCCGCCAGATCCCAGCGTGGCCGATCGCGTCCAAAATCGCCTTGGCGGTGTTGTCAATGTCCCGCTTCCGACGGTCAGGCATGGTCAGTTCCAGACTGACCGCCAGACGGCCCTCCAGTGGCGCAGGTAACGCGTAGTCGGCCGCGGCTGCCCGATACGCCTTGGCAGCCGCGGATAGCGTCACAATGCCGCGGAAGGACTTCCAGTAGTGATTGACAGATGGCGGGTAGTCGAGTCGGAAGGAAATCATTGGTGCATCCATGCAGCAAACGCGTGGGAAAAACACTTCAGTTCACGCCACGACACAACACGCCAGCACACCTCACATCACGACACATCACCACACCCCACCGCACGTCACGACACTCCACTGCGTGATTTATGGATGATGGCAAAAACTTCAGTTCAGTTCGCCGCACCGCACCCCACACCACACCACGACACTCCGTCTAAATTAACAGCGTCACTCTCCCGCCGCTTCCTGAGCCAGAATCTGTGCTTTCTCTTCCTCCGTGATCTCGCCTTCCGCGTCGCACGGGATCTCTGGGGCGCCGAACGTACCAGCCAAGTCTTTGAGTGAACCTGGCTGGGTGTCTTCGGCAACCACGTATTGCCTAACGTCGTCACGAAGATGGACGGGAACCAGTCCACGCATGATCGGAAGCCTGATGACCGTTTTAGACGCCATCGATTTCCAATCTGTTTTCCACGGTCCGTCAGGGTCACCCCAGCTCTTGGAGAATCGCCGAGCGTGCTCGTTGATCTCCTTGGTCGTCATCACGAACCGCGTCACTTCCTTATCTGGAAACAAGAACTCAGAGTAGACGTGCGTTATTTCGCGCGACTCACGATCCGGGTCATCTCCCGGCTCGTGTATGAACGTGCCCAAGATACCCAGGTCACGCTTGAAAAGATCGCCGACATAGACCGCCTGCACATTTACCTTGCGTACGCCTCCGTTCCGCATCACGAGATCGATTAGGCCACGATATGACGGCTGGAAAGATGCTCGCGTAACCAGTTGCTTGGTTACTTTGTCTCTCATCTTGTACGGCACCAGATACGCCTGTGCGACTGGTCCGCCGATTTCAAGTCCGAGCCTCGCCGACTCAAGAACCGCTGCGTAAATGCTCTGCGGAGAACACGCCAGTAGTGCTGGGTTTTCGTTCACCGCCATCAACGCCACACGCACCAACGTGCGTTTGTCAATCGGTGCGTTCCGCGGCAGCAGTTCACCGATCCTGTCGACCTTGTCATTCAGATACTGGGCAATCACCTGTAGTTGTGTTGTCTTCGCCATGGTCCTTCAGTCCTTTCAGTTTGGCCGCGATGCACCCAGAGCACGACAGTCGCGACCGTTCCAGTGCGGGGAATGTTACATACCAGCGATCAATTTCTCGGCCGCAGTACGTCGTTTTGCCGTCTGCAGACCCATGGGTCACCGTCGTGCGGTGCCCGTTCAGCAGCCGCTTATTGGTCATTGCCAGGTATTCCGTCATTTTGGCGACTTTCGTTCGTCCGTTCCTATCAGGTCCATCCAACTAGGCTCATCCAGTAAATAACTGCCATCGATCTGCCAGCGATACGGCATCGCGTCGTCGTACTTGTCCAACATCCAGCCGATCACCGGAAACACGCCAGGTGCGTCCGTAGTCAGCACGGTGACCGGCTTACCGCTTTTCGTGCAGACTGGTTTGCTGTAATCGATCATAGGTCCATGTCCTGCCCGTTATGGTGTACTGCACACCGGTTATCGTTTTCGTGCCAGAGCGGCTCGCCATTCATCAGCCGCATCCGCAACGTGTTGACTTTTTCCGTTGATCCGATCGGTGCGTCCGTTGGCGTACAGCACTTTGTCGGCTCCCATGACGCACCGAAAGTTGCCGCGGACATTGCATTAGTGTGGACAACAGGTTCACTATTACGACGCCGCAAGTGCATTATTCGGGCACGCATCTTGATCGCGTAAATCGACCGGCCCGTAATGACCATGACTAGCGCCTCCTGACGAATCGGCCAGAGGTTCGCCAGCACCTTGTCTTCCCACTCCTCCCACAGTTTCCCTGGCACGGTCAGTTCCTTGACGGTCTTGTTGTCGGTCCATCTTCTACAAAGCGGCTGCCGCAGACGTCGTATATCTGCCGACGTGCTTGCTGCAACTCACGCAGCACCTTCATGTGTTCTTGGTACAGCTCATTTCCTTGCAGCAGCGTCTGCCACCAGAGGTAGCAACCAAACGTCATGCCGACAGTGAAGCCGATGAACAGATCCATTGTTCAGTCCTTGCTGTAGAGAAAGTACATCCATTCACCACACTCACCGCTCCCGCCACGCTCACATTGGATATTGAATCCTCGTTTCCGCAGGTCGCTGATGCGGCCTGTGTACTTGATACTCAGTGCAGCCAGCTCACTACTTGTTGCTGGTCCTTGCTGCAGACGATGCAGGATGATCTCGCACTGACGTGATAGCCGGCCGCTGTTGACCAGATCCGCTGCGGCTTGGTGCGATGTGGCCGGATCGGTGCGTCGCGCGAGTCGCTTCGCTTCTAGATCAGCAAAGAACTCGTCGTCCCACAGAGTCTTCTGGCGATCCATCACTCCACCTCTTCTTCCTCTTCATCTTCTTGCAGCACGTACTCCACGCCACGCCGGTCCAGCTCGTACAGTTCGCCGGTGTCGATGCCGTGGATCGCTTCGTCGCAGCACCGCCTCTTGAACAGAATCACCGTGCCAGGCCGCGTAGATTTCTGACACGTGATCCGCAGTCCGTTGAACGTGCCACCGCGGATGAGATAGGTACGAAAGCGTTCCATGCTTGAACCTGTAGCTAAGAAAATCCCCGGCACCGCACCACACGGCAGGAAGCAGCACGATGCCGGGGCACCCACACGGACCACTCACGCACTCGGCGGAGGCACGGTCACGCCGATCGACGCCAGTTCTTGCAGCAGCACAGCCAATGCAGATTCGGCTGCGGTGTCCGCTTGTTCGCGCGACGCCACGGCCAAGGCCAGCTCCGCGTCAGCCGACGCTTTCTCAGCGGCTCGGATCGCTTCCAAGTCGCAAGCTTGCTTGTACTGGCTATGTAGTGTGGTGAAGCTTTCTAGAGCAAGTGCAGCATTCTCGAAACTCATACTCGTCCTCCCTGGGTTAAACATTGAAAACACAAAATCGTGCAAACTGAGGTGAGTCATGTTGATTCAGCTTTATCCGTCAGCTTCCCATAACAACTTGGAAACCATGAATCCGTGTTTACATAACTCGCTAACACGTTCTCCTAGCGATTCATCGCCATAGAAATCTAGGTCTTCCTCATTACAGATAATACGAACAAGTGCGTCTTCGTTCCCTTCCATCAAGTAATGTTCCACGCACTGAACTATCACTGAACCTGCAGGCCAGTTGTCGTCGCTGTAAAAGACCCAATCGCCGGGCCGTGGAATGAACTCAACTGTTGCCCATCGACCGACCGTCGCATCTGGATCTCCATTCCGCTTACCTAAATACAACTCAACTTGCACCCATACGCGTGTCATAACGGTTAACGCACCCTTTCCTCCAAGTCCCGCCGCCGGTTGCGAAGCCGGCTTACGCGATTGGCGGGAGGTCGCGGCCTATTGGACTAGATCCCCGACTTGTATGCTCTCTTGCGCTTCTGTTTCCTACGCTCAGTCGATTGAAAGTTACGCATCAACTCAGTCACGGTAAACGCATATGCCTTCATCTTGTCATTAATTGACGGTAGCTTTCGCATGATCTTCGGAAATGGGGACTTGTCGCACTGATCGTACTTCGCGTGTTCTGATAGTAACAATGCTCCGACGGCACCCATTCCGAGTGCCCAAAGCCCCCAGTTGTTTTTTGGTTTATTGACGGCAGCAGCGTTTATCTCCGGGGTAGACTTATTGAAAAACACAAGTAGTTTCATGCTATTTCCGTCTGACTGCAGCCTTGCATCGACGATCTTGCCATCCATGTCATCATCACCCTTAAAAACAAACGTCAACCCCATTGCACGCTTGTCATGATCCGTCCCATCGTCGCGCTCATGTCCTTTCCCCTCCTCATCACCTGGTCCGGTCCTGTTAGGTTTCTTGTCTCCATCTCCGCTTGAACTATCCCCGCCGTGTCCTTCTCCTGATTGCCCTTCGCCTCCACGATTGTCGATATCACGGAGCCCGAATTTCTCAGCCATCGCATTCAGTGCTGCGGCACAGTCCTCAAACTCAATTTCCTCCTCATAGTGCACACTGTCTGCCAGTAGGCTCTTTATCTTCGTGTGCACAGCGTCGTAGAGTTCCTGCCGGTCGCGGGTTATCTGGTCTTTGACCTGCGATAAGTCGTACTTCCATTCAGGCCCTAGGAATATCTCGACGTACATACGCTGTGTACTCATGTCGCCAAACGGCTCGTAATTGCGAAACAGCAACCTGTGCATGAAGTGAAAGTAGCAGCCATCGAAGTTATCATTGTGTCGCTCCAGCACGCACGCACGACCAGTAAATGATTTGCCATTAACCTCTCCATCAAACATCTGCTCCTGCAACATCTTCGGAGGGTCAAGTACCTTCAGCTGTTTGTCATTTGACAACATGCCATTCACCGGTCTTCCAACGTAGATCACAGCGCCTCCGCGAATGGCTGACTGAAACATCCGCGTCAATTTGTTCCTGATGCCCTGCTCGTTCAGCGCGGGGCTCTTGCGTCTGCCTGTAATCTGCACAACCGTTCCCCTCGGCCACCAGTCCGGCATACGTCCGCGGTCCGGAGTCATGTCGTGAGCTTTGGGCCATTCGTTCTGCTTCAAGCACTCCGTCCAGTTGACGATGTGTTGGTAGTATTTACCCTTGTGCAAGGTGCGGACAAACATCTGTTCGCCGGCCCATATCGCGGACTTGGTAACACCTACCCCATAGAGTCCGATAGTGTTCTTGATGTCGTAGCTCGTGGTGTTGCCAAGCTGGAACAATCTATTGATGTCATCAACTCCGTTTCCGTCATCAGCGATTGTGATCATGTCCGTGTCGTCATCGATGAATACAAGAACGTTCTTCGCATTTCCCTTACACTCCTCCAGCGCGTTATCGATCACTTCCGCAATGGCGATATGCCACTCCATATGGCCGTCGCTTTGATATGACCGGATCATGTTGGCGAGCGGCTCGTTCCGCTTTGTCTTGCTAATACCCATTGATCACATCTCCTTAATGAGGTCTTGCATTTCACGCATGATCGCTCGCAGCTGTTGCTTGTTGAATGCTTCCGCTGCAATCCACTTCTTGAACCGGTTGACGGCACTCTCTTTCTCAACAGCCTTAGCCGCATGCTTCTTCTTGGTGCGTGGGTCCGTGTAGGCTTGCGGAAACATCTTCTTGGCTACCTTCTGCACGAGTCTTGCTGATGGACGTGAGTCCTTTTGCGCGTTAAGTTGCTGTGCCCACGCCTCCGCGTAGACATCCACGAACGGCGTCCAATGTGGCTCGTTAATCCACCGCTGTGTCCCAAACGCATGTAACTCTCCGAGAGTCTGTGGAAGCAAAGTGCTACGTAGCACTTTGCAGTCCTTGACCTTCTGCTTGACCTTGTTCTCGACTTGTTCAATGTGCTCAGATAGGACTTCATTTGCGACTCCGGCACCGATTAATCGGTAGACGTGCTTCTTGCTGTACCCGAATCGCTTCTGTACCCAAGCGTCGACCGTCGCGAATCCTCCAGCCTTAAACAGCCCGCCCGCCTGGCATTGCCGAATTAGTTGTGACTTACGAAGCGACCCTTCCAGTTCCTCCTGGTCTTCAGCACGTATCCGGTCCTCGATGTATGCCAGCTCTTTAAGGTTCGCTTCCTTGAGCTGTTCGTCCGTCATCTCGACTACTTCCAGCTTCATTTGGCACCTCGCCTTTCTGTGCTAAATCTTGGTTCATCTTTCGTTCTTCCCGTGCTGGTCGATGTACTCGATGACATCGCGACCAATAAAGAAAAGCTGGCGACCGTGATATCTGCAACGAAGTCCCGCACGCCTGGCACGTCTTAGTGATCCGTCATCCCAACGCAATCGGCGGAGTAGCTCGTCCTTCGTGTACAGGTGCTGCGGCTCGACAATTCCTGGTGGTATTTCAACTGTCGGTTTCATCGAGAAATCCATCGACTAGACAAACTCTGTGACCCCAGGAAGCTGCGACCTGCGACCTCGAACCGGTGGCAGCGGGATCACCTGCTTACGTCGCAAAAACTCATCCAGTGACTCGCGACTGATGCGATATCTGGCTCGCTGCGTGCCACAACCGATACTCACGGCAGATAAATCGCCAGAGCTGATCCATCGATAAACGGTTGTCAGACCGCAACGCATCAGCTTCGCGATCTGAGGCGGCGTCAAATATGCTGAGGTGCAATCCATCACCGCGCCCCACTGGGTGCGGGGCGTCCTTGCTTGGAGATTCCTATGGCCAGTTGTTCGGGAACAACAAGCTCAGCAAACGGTTCAACACCGCGGCAATCACGAAAATGGCCGGCGGAATGAAAATCGAGAGCAGCAGCAGATCCGCACAGCCACGATTACGGTTCCAAACGTTTTCATTGTTCATCACAGGCAGCACAACAAATGTCGGCTGCTCGTGCTTCTGCTGTGGCGCAGGAGGTGCTGGTGGCACAACTTCAGCTGGCACAGGTGGCGGGACTGGGGGTGCCGCCACGACTTCGTGCGTCTCAAACTCTTTGCCGCATTTCCTGCATCGCAGCACACGCCCGAGGTTCTCACGTGTAATCTGGTATCTGGTGCCACACGCGTTGCAGTCGGTGTAGGTGTAAGTGGACATGGCCTGTCTCCCAGCGTAATGATGTGGTGTGGGTGTCAACACCATGTCATCTTATCACCGGCTCTCCGTCACCTACCAGAACAGCCACGCGATCCTCCGTAGCCGACCGCCCAGCGCATCCATGCCAGGTCCATGCCGTCCCAAACAGCCAAGCGGTCAGCAACAGGAGGAATTAGCAAAACAGCCGGCGGCAGCATGCGGCTCGGAAGCAGCAATACGGGCCGCAGCCACCGCCGGCGGGCACGAGGATCTGGAAATCAACGGCCTTCAGAACGGCTCGCGTTGGAGAAGGCCAACGGTCATAACGTCGGCCATCTTATCGGATACGATAAGGTAGTGCAACCCCTGTCGCACTATTTTTTTCGAGATGACGCAAGAGGCGTCGACAGCAGGTCTTCGGTGCTGCAGCCAAGGGCGTCCGCGATGCGTGATAGCAGACCAGCACCTGGCATGTGGACCTGTTTCTCGATGCGAGAGATGACGGCGGGGTACGTGCTGCACCGTCTGGCTATCTCAGAATATGACATTTCGCCTCGCAACCTCCTCAGGTTGTCGGCGATCGTACGCAGGGCTTGCTCGTCAGTCACGGTTGACATGCCCTTAGTTTAGCGAATACGATAGGCCTAGTCAAATAGGCGGGTGTGTTATGACCGCTGGCGAACCAGACGTTGCCCTTCCTTACGGGTAGGGCCACCCGCCAAGTGGGCGATACAGGTTTCGAACCTGTGACCTCCGCAATGTGAGTGCGGCGCTCTCGGTTTCTTTACATGGAGTTCAGATTATGAAACGGATTTTGCTCTGCCTCGCGATTCTTGCGTCTCTTCCGGCCACGGCCGACGCCCGGCTTGCGTGGCGCAGCCCTCGTGTCGTCGCCACCCAGCGGCTTGTGGTCCGCGAGCGCGTGGTCGTCCGCCCGGTGGCCCCTGTGCGTCGTGCAGTAATTTGGCCCAACTACGTGCCGAGCCGATTGTTCAAGTGCGTCGGTGGCAAGTGCTGGTGATCGTCCCTGCCTTCCAGGGGAGGCGAACGTCGGCCTGAGACAGACGTGGCAGCCGGAGAGACGGCATTTTCCATGGAACCGAAAACCAGAACCTTCTGCTGGGGAGTGGTCGTTGGCTGCCTGTGGTCGAGCATCGTGATCTGGATCATCCAGCTTTTTAGAAAGTAGGAACGTGTGACCCGCAGCATGGAGGAGATGCGGCTGAAGCTTCGTAAGTCACGGACGGAGTGCCTTTCGTTGCGGAGGGCTGTCAAGCGGATGCAGACCGCCTTGCGGGTCATCAGCGTCTGGGCAAAGCTCGATGCGCAATGTGGCTCAACCGACAGCGAGGACCTGTTGCTGGACGCATTCGACGTGCTGCGGCAATGCCGTCGCGGACTTGGGATGTCCGATCGGGAGGATTAGGAGTGCAGTACAGCCGCTACTTCCGAGGAGCACCGGCAGACCCAGGCGACCAGACGTGGTGGCGGTGCCCGTACTGCGGCCACGATGGGTTCAGCTCAGAGTCCACCGTGCACCTGCCGAGGTGCCCCTGGCCGCAGCTTGAGGCAGACCGGCTGGAGATCGAGAGGTTGAGAGCTGTCATTGACAAGTGCATGCGATGTCCCAACCGACAGTGTAAGGAGTGCGAATAGTGGAA